GAGAGATAGAAGGAAGCGCGAACAAAAGTTAGCGATAGAAAAAAAGTTAAAGGCCACCACGAGGAGATTTGACAAGATGAGTATGACGCAGAAACTATGGACAATATCGGCTTTGGGCGTTGAGTTTAATATGGACAGACGCGCAGTCGCCAAACGACTGAATGACGTTGTCCCGGCGAAGACCGACAAGCGTGGCAAGTATTACAAACTAGACGACGCGGCCAAAGCAATCATTGGTCAGGTTGCTACAAGCAGCGAAGTTCTAAGCTATGACGAGGCTCGCGCACGCAAGGTTGCTGCCGAGGCTGAGATGGCTGAGATTGAGCTTGCCAAGGAACGCGGCTTGCTGTTACCAGTAGAGATGGTGGCAGAGATTAATCAAAACGTATTTAGCGTGTTTCGTGCTCGCATGATGGCATTGCCAGCAAAAGCAGCTCCAGATGTTTTTAGCGCGGACAATGTGAAGGAAGCTAAGTCGCTGTTAAAGGATTATGTCAACAGCGCATTAGATGAGCTATCGAATAGTGTAGTGGAAACGTATGAAGACGATAACGATACCGAACAAGCAAGCGGCTAAGATTGTAGTCCAGCGAACACTGGACGCAGTCAAGCCGCCGCCCGATTTAAGCATTAGCGAATGGGCTGACCAATATCGCGTGCTGTCGAGCGAAGCATCGAGTGAGTATGGCGCGTGGAATACTAGCCGCGCAGAATACCAACGCGGCATTATGGATGCCATATCGGACGACAATATCGAAGAAGTCGTGATTATGTCATGCGCGCAAGTTGGCAAGACAGAGATGCTGTTGAACCTGATTGGCTATCATGTGGCACAAGACCCGTCTCCCACTTTGGTCGTGCAGCCCACGTTGGAAATGGCGCAAACATTCTCGAAAGACCGCCTTGCGCCTATGGTGCGGGATTGTCCGACACTGGCTGACAAGATTAAAGACCCGCGTGCCAGAGACAGTGGCAACAGTATCTTGAAAAAGCAATTCGCTGGCGGTCATATAACGATGTGCGGTGCAAACAGTCCATCAAGTCTTGCGTCGCGTCCTGTTCGCCTAGTTCTGTGCGATGAGGTTGACCGTTTCCCTCCGAGTGCTGGAACAGAGGGCGACCCGATTGACTTGGCAAAGCGTCGTGCGACTACATTTACAAACCGCAAGATTGTAATGGTCAGCACACCAACTGTAAAAGATCAAAGCCGTATCGAAGCGGCATTTGAAGAAAGCGACAAACGCGAGTATCATGTCCCGTGTAAAGACTGTGGCGAGGAACAAGTTCTTCGGTGGAGCAATGTTAAGTGGGACAAGGACGCGCCAGAGACAGCTGCGTATATCTGCGAGCATTGTGGTTCAGTTTGGGATGATGCGGCTCGCTTTCGAGCAATACGCAGGGGTAGATGGATCGCCACCAATCCATCAGTCGGTAAGGCGGGTTTCCGACTATCTGGTTTGTACTCACCGTGGACACCTATCGAGAGCGCGGTGCGTGAATTTTTGCAAGCTAAGAAGCTGCCTGAGACTTTGCGCGTATGGGTCAACACTTACTTAGGCGAAACATTCACCGAAACAGGCGAGGGTGTTCAGGAGCATGAGATTGCTGACAGGCGCGAATACTTTGGCGACAAAGTCCCGCAGGGCGTTGTTATGATAACTGCCGGTATTGACGTTCAGGATGACCGGCTTGAGCTGGAAGTGTTAGGCATTGGCCGAGACGAAGAAACTTGGTCGCTTGATTATAAAGTGCTGTACGGAGACCCATCTGCTCCACAGCTATGGAATGACCTCGACCAAGTTCTTGCCACTACATATGAGCGAGAAGATGGCTTCGAGCTGGTTATACAGTCAGCGGCTATTGATACAGGCGGCCATCATACTCAGTCTGTCTACAAATACTGCAAGCCACGTTATGGTCGGCGCGTCTTTGCTATCAAAGGTGTCGGCGGCGAAGCCAAGCCACTTGTCGGCAGACCTAGCACAAACAACAACATGAAGTGCAAGTTGTTTCCTATAGGTGTCGATACCGCAAAAGAGATTGTCTACTCGCGTTTGCGAATAAAGGAAAAGGGGGCTGGTTATTGTCACTTCCCTCTCGACCGCAATGATGAGTATTTTAGAATGTTGACTGCCGAGGAGATTGTGACACGTTTTCACAAGGGCTTCCGAAAGCGCGAATGGCGAAAAACACGAGCAAGGAACGAGGCTCTCGACTGTAGGGTTTACGCCATTGCAGCCGTCGCAATACTCAACACCAATATCAATGCTATGGCATCGAGGCAGAAAGCAAGGCAAAACAAAGAAGAAGTCGTCGAGTCCGATAAACCAATTCGCAAAACAGCAAGACGCAGACCACCTAGTGGGGGCTTTGCAAATTCTTGGCGATGATGTAGTATATCAGTAGGATTGGGCGGCTCGTCTATAGCGTCGCTATTTGCACAAGGATATTGCCGTGGCTAATTTGTTTGATGAAGCTAACGCACCGGAAGGTGAACCCCACAAATTTACTTTAGGTGACTTTGTTCAGTGGAAGCGCAGCGACTTAGTTGCTAACTACCCTGTCGCCTCTTTTTCTGCTGAGTTCGTGGCTAGGTCGTCTCATGCTGGCAGCACTGAGTTCAAGATTGCCGCGACAGAGGGTGACAGCAGCTACTATTACTTTAGTGCCGACAGCTCGGTTACTGAAACCTACACAGCCGGACACTATCACTGGCAGTTAGAAGTGACGCAGACATCAAGCGGAAATCGCATTGTTGTTGATAGCGGCACGATGGATTTAATTGAAGACCTAGATATAAACGGTGCAGACCCGAGAAGCACCGCTGAGGTTATGATTCAAAAGATTGATAGCCTATTGCTTGGAAAAGCCGATAGCGATGTATCTAACTACAGCATTCAAGGCCGCAGTCTTACAAAGTTTTCTTTTGCGGAACTAATGGAAGCGCGAGAAAAATTCAAAGCCGAATACCAGCGAGAGTTGAATAAAGAGCTTGCACAAAACGGCGAAAAAACAGGGCAAACTATTCTGGTGAGGTTTTAACGATGGCATTTTTTGACTTTTTGCGCGGAAAGCAACAGCCAAAACACATGAAGCGGTCGTACTACGGGGCAGAAACTGGTCGGCTTTTTTCTGATTTTATTACTCAGTCTCTGTCTGCCGATAGCGAGATCAGCCCATCACTTCGTGTTTTGCGAGATCGTTGTCGTCAATTATCGCGCAATGATCCATATGCCAAGCGTTACATTCAAATTCTGAATAGTAATGTTGTTGGGTCTGCTGGCGTTCGGCTACAGGTTCGCAAGCGCAACCCAGATGGCTCGCTTGATACGCCGGGCAACCGCATTGTCGAGAACGCTTGGGCGTCTTGGGGACGCAAAGAAACCTGTTCTATTGATGGCCGTTTGTCTTGGAATCAATGCCAGCGACTGTTCATTGAAACGCTTGCTCGTGATGGTGAAGTTCTTGTGCGTAAAATTAAAAACCCACGCGGCAACAGATTTGGTTTTTCGTTGCAGTTTATTGAGGCCGACTATTTAGACGAGAGCTACAACAACACAGCAACAAATGGCAACGAAATCCGTATGGGCGTCGAGATTACAAAAGAAGGCAAGCCAGTTGCGTACTGGCTGTTCGAGGACAACCCAAGCCACACAAATGGATTTGGACGCCCTAACTACCGCAACCGCATTCGTGTGCCAGCCGACGAGATTATTCATTCCTTTATACAGGAACGCGCAGGACAAACACGCGGTGTCCCTATGATGGCAAACGTATTAAGCCGACTTAAAATGCTCGACGGTTACGAGGAGGCTAGTTTGGTTCACGCTCGTGTCGCTGCGTCTAAGATGGGCTTTTTCACATCACCGTCTGGCGATGAGTTTATTGGTGACGAATATGAAGGCGCAGCACCATTGATGGACGCAAGCCCCGGCACGTTTAGTCAGTTGCCAGAAGGCATGTCGTTTGAAAGTTTCGATCCATCTGGTGTCGGCGGGGCTGACTTTGCGGACTTTGAAAAAGCAATCTTGCGCGGCATAGCTTCTGGCCTCGGTGTGAGCTATGTTTCCCTTTCAAACAACCTAGAAGGTGTCAGCTATAGCAGCATTCGCCAAGGTACTATGGAAGACCGCGATAACTTCAAGATGCTTCAGCAGTTTATGATTGAGCATTTTGTTGATGACGTTTATCGCTCTTGGTTGGAGCAAGCAATCACTTACAATGCTGTCAACTTGCCGATGTCTAAGTATGACATCTTCGCTGACCAAGTGACTTACCGACCGCGTGGCTACCCAGCCATCGATCCGCAGAAAGAGGTCAACGCAAATATCGCTGCGATTAACAGCGGCATTATGACTTTGCAGGACGTACACGGCCAGAACGGGCGCGACACTGAGGAAGTATTTGAGCAGGTCGCACGCGAAAAAGACCTGGCTGAGCGTTACGAAATTCAGACTGCGTTCCAGCCATTTGGTAACAAACTGCCAGCAACTGCAACGGTAGAGGGGAGCGAGGCAGAAGAAGATGGCGACGTATAAGCCAACAGAGGGCATGATGTCAGCCGCCAAGCGTGGCCTAGAGCAGCGGCGTGAGTACGGTCGCGGTGGCACGGCAGTTGGTGTCGCCCGAGCGCGTGATATTACAAATGGCAAGCGTCTGTCCGAAGATACTGTCAAGCGGATGTACAGCTATTTCAGCCGCCACGAAAGCAACAAGTCTAAGCATTATGACGCCAAAGAAAGTGACGGCGGGCCAACCGCTTGGAGAATTGCTTGGAATTTGTGGGGCGGCAACGCTGGTTTTACTTGGTCAAAGGGTATAACTGAAATCTTGAAAAAAGACGAAGATGAGCGTAGCATTAACACTAACGCAACCGATGAGGAAGCTATGAGCGAAGAACTTGAAACACGTCACATCGTCAACGTGGAAGAAAATGACGAAACTGTTACTATCGTTTATGCCAAAGAGCATGACGAGGAGCAGGTCGAAGAACGAGTTGAAGAAGTTGAAGTTGAGACCGAAGAACGCTTTGACCGTTCGACTCTTACTTTCCGTGCTGTTGAAGTTGAAGCAACAGACGAAGATGATCGCCGGGTTCGTATGTCGCTATCAAGCGAAGAACCCGTCGAGCGTAGTTTTGGTATGGAAGTTCTTGAGCATACCGAAGAAGCCATTGACATGTCGCGCATCGCAAGTGGTAACGCACCCTTGCTGAAAGACCACGACATGACTAAGCAGATTGGCATCGTCGAAGAAGCCTATCTTGACAACGCAGATAGAAAACTGCGTGCAGTTGTGCGGTTTGGTAAAAGCCCACTAGCAAGAGAAGTCTACGAAGATGTCAAAGATGGTGTAGTCCGTAACGTAAGCATCGGATACATTGTCAAAAATATGGAACAGAGAGGCAATAACGGGACGGTTATGGTCAATCAGTGGACGCCATATGAAGCTAGTATTGTTGCCGTGCCAGCCGATAACGTCGGTGCAGGTATCGGACGCAGTGCTGAATTTGTCGAAACTACTAAAGTCGAAAAGGATATTGAAATGACTGAAGTAAACAAAGACGAAATCCGCTTGGAAGCTGCTGAAGCCGCCAAACGCGAATTTCAAAAAACTGCGCAAGAGATTACTGCTCTTGCCGTAAAACACAACAAACGCGACCTTGCTGACAAAGCTATTGCCGATGGCATGAGCGTTGATCAGTTCCGCAGCGTTCTGTTGGATGCCCTGCCAGTTGGCGTTGCTCTCGAGCAGTCTGCTGGTGCGGTTGACATGAGCCAAAAAGAAGTCCGCAACTACAGCTTCATGAAAGCTGTTCGCGGTCTCGTAAACGGTTCTGGCCTGAATGGTCTCGAGCTTGAAGTCTCTGACGAAATTGCTCGCAAATCTGGTAAAGAAGCTCGTGGCTTCTACGCACCTGACAGCTTCTGGGCTGGCAAGCGTGACCTGATTGCTGGTACAGACGCTGATGGCGGCTTCCTCGTTGGCACAGACCACCGCGGCGACCAGTTCATTGAAGCCCTGCGTTCTCGCTTGGTATTCTCTGACCTCGGCACACGTTTCCTGAACGGCCTAAAAGGTGATGTTGCTATTCCGAAAATGACTGCTGCTGCTACTGCTGGCTTTGTTGCTGAAAACAATGCCGTCGCCGAGCAAAACCAGACTTTCGGTCAGCTGACTCTCTCGCCAAAATCACTGGGTGCATTTACAGATATGTCTCGTTTGCTGATGATTCAGTCAGACCCATCTGTTGAAGCCATCATCCGTGATGACCTGCTGAATGCAATCGCTCAAAAAATCGAGCAAGTTGCAATCAAAGGCGGCGCAACCAACGAGCCGACCGGCATCTTGGAAACAACTGGCATTGGCTCAGTAGCAATCGGAGCCAACGGTGGCGCAGCCACTTGGGGTTCTGTTGTTGACCTGGTCAAAGAAGTTGAAGCCGACAACGCTGGCCTGAACGCTGGTTCAATGGCATATCTGACAAACAGCAAAGTGAAATCTCACTTGGCTCAGACTGCCAAAGTTAGCTCAACAGACAGCGTTCAAATCCTGAACGATCCTTGGTCAAGCCTGTATGGTTACAATATGGCTGTCACGAACAACGTGCCATCCGATCTGACCAAAGGTACTGGCACTGATTTGTCTGCCTTGGTATTTGGCGATTTCAGCCAACTTATCATTGGCATGTTCAGCTCTGCTGACGTTCTTGTTGATCCTTACACCAACAGCGCAACTGGCGCAGTTCGTGTTCGCGTAATGCAAGAAATGGATCTGGGTATCCGCAACGCACAGTCGTTTGCTGCTATTTCAGACATCGACGCCTAATCGAGTGGGGGGCAGGTTTGTCCCTGTCCCCCATTTATTAACACTACGGAGATAGCAATGGCCGAACAAAGAGTAAAAATTGAAGTTGTCGCAGGTGTTGGCATAGCAGGTGTCGCGCACGCAAAAGGCGATGTTGTCGAAGTTTCTCAGACAGATGCCCTGCAACTTATTGCAATGGGCAAAGCGAAGGGCTATGAAGCTCCAAAAGTTGATCGTTCTATCGGTCTTGATACACAAGACGCTGCACCACTGGTGAAGCGCACCCGCAAAACGAAAGATAAGTAATGGCTGTCGAAACCGCCACTGAACTAGCAGTCTTTTTTGAGACTGACGATTTTGCGGTGACTGCCAGCTACACACCTTCTGGTGGTTCTGCTGCCGATGTCAACGGCATTTTTGACAAAGAGTATTTAGAGATGGATAGCGGCGGCACAGTAGCGTTTGCTATTAACCAGCCACGCTTTCAATGTGCCACAGCCGATGTAGCTGATGCGGCAGAGGGCGACGCTATTGTTATATCAGGCACGAACTACATTATTAGAGTTGTTCAAGATGACGGGACTGGCACAACGACGCTAGTTATTGAGGAGCAATAATGGCGCACGTCAGAAAAACAATCAGAGATAATATAGTTACAACACTGACCGGGCTGACTACGACAGGTGCAAGGGTTTTTCCGACGCGCTTTTATCCGTTAGCCGACGCAAAAGTGCCTAGCCTCTGCGTCTACACAAACTCAGAGGGCACTGAGTATTCTACATTGACGCGACCACGCACCGAAGTGCGCACGCTTGAGGTTATGGTCGAGGCTTATGTCAAAGCTACCGACGACTTGGACGATACGCTCGACACTATTGCTGTTGAGGTTGAAGAAGCATTGGCAACAGATGTGACTCGAGGCGGCAACGCTAAAGACACGCAAGTCGTTTCTTTCGAGTCAACTTATGCTGCCGAGGGCGATCAGCCCGTCGGTGTTGGCAGATTTACTGTTGAAGTCTTATATGCTACACTTGAAAACAATGTTGAAACAGCCGTATAGGATGATATGATGGCTAAGCGAATTACAGTTTACAAAGGTTCTGATACGATGGAAGTCTGGGAAGACAAAGTCGAGAGCCTTGTGAAAAAGGGTTGGTCTTTAGAGAGAGCCAAACCAAAAGCCGAGGTGAAGGCTAAATCACCGAAACCTGAAGCAACCCTAACCAAAGAGGCATAATTATGGCAACACATACAGGTAGCGAAGGCACGGTAAAAATCGGAAGCGACCAGCTTGCCGAGGTGCGTTCTTATACAATCGAAAGCTCTGGTGAGACTATCGAAGACTCAACAATGGGCGACAGCGCACGGACTTACAAAGCTGGCTTAACCACCTTTACCGCATCCTTCGAAGTTTACTTCGATGAGACAGACACAGCACAAAACGCTGTTGACGCTGGCGCATCAATCACGTTTTCAGTATATCCAGAAGGCGATGGAGCTGGCGACACTTACTACACAGGATCAGGCATTGTGACTGGTCGTTCAATCACTGCGTCATTCGACGGAATGGTTGAGATGTCATTGAGTGTTCAAGGTTCTGGCGCACTGACTGAAACAACCGTTTAACATCTAACAGACAAGGGGTGGCACTATGTCTGCATTTGGTGAGCGCATAAGCGCAAAAACAAATCCCAACACAAAGCGTGTTGAGGTTGAACAATGGGGTGACGAAAACGAGCCGATGGTTCTTTTCGCCACCCCACTTAACTGCGGCGAGTTTGGAAAAATTCAACGCAAGCATCCTGATTTTCTCAACAACATGACTGTCGAGGGTCTTGTGGATTTAATCATCCTCAAGGCAATGGATGGTGATGGGGCGAAGGCTTTCGACATCGGTGACAAGCCCGTGTTGATGCGTCAGCCTGTTGGACTGGTCTCAGAAGTTGCAGGGCAACTTATGGGCGACCTGTCGGGGATTGACGACGCAAAAAAGGACTGAGCGATGACCGCCTGATGGTTATCGCTCTCGCTGACCGCCTTGGTAAGACCATTGGCGAAATCGAAGAAATGCCCTACAATGAACTCATTGAATGGGTTGCATACTTGGAGCATATAGCTGATGGCCGACCAACAACTTAATATCGTTTTAAGAGCGTTTGACAAAACTCGTGCGGGTTTTATGGGTGTTCGTCGCGGACTTGATAGCGTTAAAAAATCAGTTTTCAGCGTCAAGGGCGCAATGACGGCACTGGCTGTCGGGGCTGGTCTGAAAGTTACTGCCAAGAGCATTGACGAACTTGCCAAGCAATCTGCTCGTCTCGGCGTCACTGTCAACCAGCTTCAAACATTACAGTTCGCAGCGTCTCAGTCCGGCACGGGTGCGGCTGAATTATCAAAAGGCTTTGAGAAGTTCAACAAATCAATCTCGGAGGCTTCTGGAGGTATTGGTACTGGCGTCAAGGCTTTCGAGGCTCTTGGCGTTACCCTGACAAACAACGATGGCTCTCTCAAGGACACCGACACCCTTCTGAACGAGGTTGCCGACGGGTTCACTGGCATCAAAGACCCTGCTGACCGTGTCCGCATTGCAATGGATTTGTTTGGCCGTTCTGGTGCTGGTATGGTCAATATGTTGCAGGACGGTTCAGCCAGTCTGCAAGACCTACGCGACGAGTTCAATCAAGTTACCATCACACTGACTGGTGAACAGGCCAAGGCAGTTGAGGCCGCGAATGACAGATTTGACAAACTAAGGCGTGTTTTTTCATCAATAGGACAGCAAATAACTGTGGTTGTGTTACCTGTTCTTGCGAAATTGGCGACCTTTTTCTCAGAAATACTTTTGAAAGCCATAGCATTTTCGATTGATGCGTTTAGAGACTTTATGAATGTATTTATCAGGGGATATAACTGGTTGGCTACAAACTTGCCATTTTTGCAAGAGGTTAATGAAGCTACGTTTGGGACAGATTTCGCTAAAAAACTAAGAACCATCGCTGACAATATGGAAGGTGTGGGAGATAGCGCAGGAACAATTTTAGAACCCGTCACAGTTGTAGCCAAGGGCATTGAAAGATTAGAGTCAAGTCTCGACAAAGCGCGTGCCAAGTTTATGGATTTCTCTGAGGCATCCAAAGAAGTAAAGGCGAACTTGGCTGGCATCGCTATGAAAGGTCTGCAATCTCTGGAAGATGGCCTTGTAAGCATCATTGACGGCACAAAATCTGCCAAGGATGCCTTCAAGGATATGGCTCGAAGCATTATTAGCGATTTGATTCGAATGCAAATTCGAAGAAGTATCACAGGCCCACTTGCGGGTGCTATGGGCCTGAGTGGGTTCTTTGGAGGCGGTAAGGCAATCGGCGGCCCGGTGCAAGCTGGCGGCAGTTATCTCGTCGGTGAGCGCGGCCCAGAAATCTTGACAATGGGTGGCCGTGCCGGTCACATCACACCTAATAATCAAATCTCTGGCGGTGGCGGTGTTGTCGTCAACCAAACAATCAACGTCAGCACGGGTGTCGCGCAAACTGTTCGCACCGAGATCGCAACTCTTATGCCGCAGATTGCAGAGGCATCGAAAGCAGCAGTGCTGGATGCCAAGCAACGTGGCGGCAACTTTAGCAGGGCATTCTAATGGCTATTACCTATCCGCTAAGTTTACCGACCGTATCCGGCATCAGATCTATAGTTCTACGAACAAAGAACTCCGTCGGCATTTCTCAATCGCCGTTTACCTTCAAGCAGCAAGTCGTTTCCTATGGTGGTCAGTATTGGGAAGCCGATATAGAATTGCCAGTAATGAGCAGGGACGATGCCGAGGAATGGGTGTCATTCTTAGTTCAACTCAAGGGCTTCGAGGGCACATTCCTTCTTGGCGATCCATCTGGCGCGACACCTCGTGGCTCTGCGTCGTCTACACCCGGCACACCAGTCGTCAACGGCGCAAGCCAAACTGGTGGGTCACTCGCCATTGATGGGTTGCCAGCAAGTGCGACTGGCTACTTAAAAACTGGTGATTATATCCAGTTGGGTGGCGGTTCTGGCGCAACGCTCCATAAAGTGTTGAAGGATGTTGACAGTAATTCAAGCGGCGAGGCGACACTTGATGTTTATCCATCTATAAGAACCGCACCAAGCGATGGTGCTTCTGTAATTGTGTCAGACGCCAAAGGTGTTTTCAGGTTGTCGTCAAATCAGACGCAATGGAGCATAAATGAAGTTACGCACTACGGAATTACATTTGGAGCGCGAGAGGCCGTAACATGAGCCGAGATATACCAGTAGAGCTAAGAGGCTCACTGGAGGAAAATGTAGTATATCCATTTTTCGCCACTGAGTTGTTTTTCGACACGCAAACATTGCGGTTTTGGTCTGGTCTTGGCGACCTTGTTTACAACGGCGAAACCTATACTGGCTCTGGCAATTTAATTAGCATATCAAGCATCAACGAGACATCTGAAATCTCTGCTCAAGGTGCAACTCTAAGCCTTAGTGCTTTACCCAGCGAAATGCTCAGTCTGGTTCTCAGTGAGCCTTATCAGGGTAGAAAATGCTTTATATACTTTGGCACTCTTGCGGAAGGCATACAGCGTATGTTGCAGCAGGACGGAGACCTAATACTGCAACAAGATGGCAGTGCAATTATTGTTGGTGAGGAAACATTGGGGGATACTGTGACACAGGTTTTCTCTGGCTACATAGATCAAATGAATGTCGACGAAGGGCCAGATTCATCTCAGATTACAGTCGCTGTTGAGAACAGGCTCATCGACCTTCAGCGGCCTCGTGTTCGCAGATATACGGACGCCAGCCAAAAGGTCAGGTTTCCAGATGACAATGGTTTCGAGTTTGTTGAAAGCCTACAGCAAAAGAAGTTTGCCTGGGGGCGGTAATGAAACTGCGCGACTGGTCTGACGGGCTAAACAATTACATTGAACAAGTGAGAGACCTTCGGTTCGAATGGGGACACAATGACTGCCTCACTTTTGCAAATAAAGCGCATGAAGTTATGACGGGTGAGAAGTTCGCGCCCGATTGGTCTGGTGATTACACAACCGCATATACAGCCAAGAAGTGGTATCAGAGGCTGCTTGGCGAGCAGGGCTTTGACACAATAATCGAAGCGATAGATGCACGCCTAACTCGTCTTAGTGTAGTCTTGCCACCTCGTGGCAGCATAGTGGGCCGAGCCGAGAAATCAGGTGCTGTGACCGAGATCGCCCTTGGTGTTTGCGTTGGCGAAACTGTGGCGTTTATTTCCCGCGAAGGTGTGGTATCCTTACCAGTGAACGAGGATGATATTTTCTGGGCGGTGGACTAATGTTTCGCACTATTATTTTAATTCTATTGGCTTCAACAACTGCGGCACATGCTGGCCCTGTCGCAGCGGCAGTGAGCTGGTTGGCGTCATCTGCTGTTGCACTTTATGGAAGCTCTACACTTTTCGCAGGGTTTGTTAATACCGTTGCGCTTAGTTTTGCTTCATCCCTGCTTGGCCCAAAAGTACCAAAGGCGCAAAACACTTCTGGGTATGACTTGTCCGGCGTTGCGCCAGCGGCTGACCACGCGATTGTATATGGTCGCCAGAAGGTCGGCGGTGTCATCGTGTTCAAGGAGACGACAAGGGACAACAAGGACTTGCAGCTTATCATTGCTATCGCCGGGCATGAGATTGAAAGTGTCGAAGAAGTATACCTCAATGATGAGCAAATAACTCTGGCAGCACTTTCTGATGGCGTACAGAGAACGGCCACTGCTCCAGAACAATATCAAGACAAAGTCTATGTAACTGCCCATCTGGGTTCTGACGATCAGTCTGTTGATACTAACCTGTCATCAGAGAGTGCGAAATGGGACTCAACACACAGAATGCAGGGCATTGCATATCTATATATTAAACTGGAATTTGACCAAGACAGCTTCCCGCAAGGCGAGCCGACAATAACTGCGGTTGTAAAGGGTAAAAAGGTATACAACCCCAACACCGCAGTCACGGAGTGGACAGACAACGCGGCATACATTCTGCGCGATTACTTGATGTCTGACTACGGGCTTGAAGCTGAAACAACTGAGATTGACAACACGTCTTTCATTGCGGCTGGAAACATTTGCGACGAGGCAGTCGCACTGGCGGCTGGTGGGACTGAGGCTCGGTACACTATCAACGGATCGTTTGCTACAAGCACAACACCAGAAACCATTATCGAGAAAATGACCGCATCGATGGCTGGGTCTTTTTGGTACGCACAAGGAAAGTTCAGGATAAAGGCTGGCGCGTATGTAACGCCGACCGTAACTTTTGACGAAGATGACTTGCGTAGTAATGTGAAAATACAGACGCGCAGAAGTCGCCGTGAGAACTACAACGTAGTGGCGGGTGAGTTCCGTGGCGAGGAAAGCGATTGGATTAAAACCGATTATCCAGAGGTAAGGTCTCAGACGTTTATCGATATTGATAACGGGCAGGAAAGCAAGACCGATTTAGATTTGCCCTTTACCACTACCAGCAGTCGCGCACAGCGTATTGCCAAAATACTGTTGTATCGCAATCGCCAGCAACTTGTCGTTAGTGCCACATTCGGTTTACGGGCGTTTCAGGTTCAGGTCGGTGATGTGATAATGCTGACCAATTCCCGTGCAGGGTGGACACAGAAACCATTTGAGGTTTTGTCTTGGTCTATGTCCCCATTAGACAATGATCCGTCAGCCATATCATTAACACTGAGCGAGATCAGTTCATCTGTTTACGATTGGGATGCAGATGAGACAGCATTTGACCTAGATAACACAAACTTGGCCAGTGCTTTTGTTGTCCCATCCGTCGGTGTTTCCGTGTCATCCATTGGCAAGATTATTAACGAACACGTCATCACGACCCTGCAAATTCTAGTTTCGTCTAGCCAGCCCGAAAGAGTTGACTATGTTGAGGTGCAGTTCAAGAAGTCATCAGAAGGCAACGATGCCTTTATTACTGTCGGCACTGGAGACCTCGGCAAGTTTGAGGTTATTGATATTGAGAATGATACCTATGATATTCGTGCAAGAGCTGTGAACACATTCGGTGTGCATTCCGAGTTCGAGTATCTGTATAACTTTACTATCGAGACTTTTGCTGATCCACCACAAGACGTTTCAGACTTTCACGCCAATGTCACCAATGGTTCTATCGCACTTGAGTGGACACCGGTTACAGACCTTGACTTGAGCTTCTACCGTATTCGCCACGCAGTTGAGGAGTCCGGCGGCACTTGGGCCAATGCCACGACAGCAGTGAACAAGGTGGCTCGACCGGCCAACAGTGTTATCGTGCCATCACGCGCAGGGACTTATACAATCAAAGCATATGATAAGCTGGGCCATTCAAGCAATAACTATGCCTCGATTGTCATACCTTCGTCAGACATTGCTGCTTTCACGACGACACTTAGTCAGGCCGAACATACAGCATTCTCAGGAACAAAGACTGGCTGCTCTGTCACTAGCAATCAACTCCGCATCACCGATACATCTTCGGCGTCCCCGACATCCCCAGCCACGGCGACGTATGACTTCAGCACTTACATTGACACGGGGTCAGTCAGAATTATTCGATCACGAATAGACGTTAAAGTATCTCGCTTTAATTCCACTGCGGGGTTATGGGATGATATACCCGGACTGTGGGACACTTGGGAAGGGTCTTGGGATAGTTGGACTGATACCTTGTTTGCAGACCACAATGTGGTGATGTATATTTCAACAACGGATGACGACCCGGCTGGTACGCCGACTTGGTCTGACTATAAACAATATAAATCGGGTGACTTTTCTGGTCGTGCGTTCCGATTTAGGATACAATTAATCTCAGAGGCCGCTAATGTATCGCCAAGCATCTCTGAATTAACGGCTCGCGTGGAGTATAACTAATGGCAACACATGATTATGTAATTGATAACCAGACCTCGGCATCAGCTCGATCTGACATCAATAATGTTCTGCAAGCTATTGTGACGAACAATAGTGGCTCGTCAGAACCGGCAGACACATTTGCGAATATGTTCTGGTACGATACGACAAACAACTTCCTGAAGATGCGTAACGAGGCCAACAGTGCTTGGATTATTGTTGGTTACGTCGATCAGGCCACGGGTCAGTTCGACATTCGCACAGACGTTATTCAGGCTGCCTCGGCATCTGGCACGACAGTAAAAAACTCAAGCGGCACACTGCTTCTGGAATTGAAGCCAACACCACAGGCCACGGCAGAGGCTGGCACAAACAATACCGAGATTATGACGCCGCTGCGGGTCAAGAACTCGATAGATGCAAATGCGGTTACTGTTGTCGCGTCCGACTTGACCGGCACAAACGGCTATATCAAATACAATAACGGTTTATTGATGCAGTGGGGTAGGCAATCATTTACGTCTGCTGGCGGCACGCTGAACTGGAACATAACATTCCCGAATGAGGTTTATATGGCCTTGGGCAATGACATCAGTAACGCCAACGGATCGTCGAACTTAGCTGGCGGCACTATTGGGCTGTCCTCGTGGACGGGAATTGATGTTGGCGCAAGCGCGACTTACGCTTGGATTGCGATTGGTGATTAAGATGAACTACTTTGCACACACAGACGACAAAAACATTATCTTGGGCTGGTATACGGATGCAGTGCATCAAGAAATCCCAGAACCGAATGTAGCGGTTAGCCGAGACACTTGGGCTGATGCAATCGAAAGAGGCCATAATAAAATAGACAGTGATGGAGTGACATCATTTGCTGACGCAAGAACAGACGACGAGAAGGCTTCTGGCATTCGTAGCCAGCGTTCTGCTATTTTGCGGGATACGGTTGATCCTATTGCCGGGAACACGCTGCGTTGGAACGAGCTGACCGGCGATAAGCAAGGCGAAGTGGCCGAGTATAGAACTAAACTTCTGGGCATAACTGACCAGTCAGATTTTCCTCATAGTGTAATTTGGCCCGATAAACCTGAGTGGATGTAGCAAATGGCAGACAAGAAAATATCAGAACTTACCGCAATCACTGGCGCGAACACGGCGGCAGATGATCAACTTGTAATTGTTGACACCAGCGCGGATGAGACCAAGAAGATTAGTCGCGCTGAGTTATCTACAGCTTTGGGGGCGGGTGCTGTAGATAGTGTGAACGGACAGACTGGCACAGTCGTACTAGATGCGGATGACATTTCAGACACATCAACAACCAACAAATATACCACTGCTGGCGACATCTCAAAACTAGCTGGCATCGCGGCTGGTGCTGAAGTCAATGCTGTAGATAGTGTAAACACCCAGACTGGTGCGGTTGTATTGGATGCAGATGACATTTCAGACACATCAACAACCAACAAATATACCACTGCTGCCGACATCTCAAAGCTGGCTGGAATTGAGGCTTTGGCAGACGTAACAGACGCAACCAACGTGGCGGCGGCTGGTGCGGCTATGCTTACTGGTGCTACGTTTACTGGCAACGTAAATGTCACTGGAGAGCTTACCGCTGATAGTTACAACGAGACGTATGATGCGCT